AGCGTTCGGATAATTATTGCGCCATTGGATTAACGCTTCAATCTCATTTATAGCTTCATAATTTGCACCTGTGGACATGATATTATCATGAATCCGATATACAATGTGATATTTTTTCATATTGGTTTATTTGGTTAGTAATGCTAATAATAGGATTATCAATAATGCTACTATTAATTGCCATAATGTAATTGTTGTTTGTTTATTTTTCATTTTTCATTTTCTTTTTTAGTTTATTTTGTTTTGCTATGCGCTATGAGTAGCGCATAGCCATTAGTTGCCAGCAATACTAAACAGACCGCATAAACGAAAAGATATGTTCGACTATTCCGACAGTCCAACCATCACCTATTAAGTTGCCAGCTTGTGCTTTGTTTAAATTTCTTGTATATCCTTCAGGTATATTATGCAATCTTTCTAATTCAGTTTGAGTGCAATATCTAACACCTTTTGAAATATCCATTGTTTCATCTGTATAAATTATAGTTGTCATTCCAGTAGTTGCATATCTATGAAGCATATATCTTTGATTTGCATCTCGGCCACAACTTGTATTTAAACAAGTATGTTTTTGTTTGTCAGAGTAACCATATTCTAAAACATCATTAAATAATATTTTTTTGTCTTTTGGTTGTGGTATCGCACATTTTCTGTTTCCAAACAAATCAAAACTTTCAGGCCCAATATTAGTCCAAAACAATCTATCTCTTAAAGCTCCAGAAACTTTTGCACCATTTAATCGCACAGGTTCTGTTCCTAATAAATCAGAAATAGTATTATATCCTAAATCGTCCATTATTACATTTTCAAGTAAATAATAAGTTGGTTTTGTTTCTTCAAGTAATCTAATGTATTCATAAAATAACATTGATTTCATTCCTTTTAAGCCATCTCTTACACTATTTGCTCTACTAAAATCTTGACAAGGACTTCCACCAATTAATAAATCTATTTTTGGCAAATCTTGGCCTTTTACTTTTGTTACATCTCCAATATGTTTAGTATTTGGAAAATTGTCTTTTGTGCATTGTATTGCGTGTTTTTTGATTTCACTTGCAAAATAGTTGTCTACTTTGATACCTAAATTATCAAGTGCAATTTGTCCGCAACTCATACCATCGAATAAAGATAATACATTCATATCGTAAAAATTAAAAGTACTGCTGGCAACAATGCATATACAAAAGCAGGGCTTCGGTGCAAAATTTCAGCGTTTGTGTTTCTATTTATCATCTGTTCTTAATTGAAAGTTTAGTAATTCTAATCCCTGCCTTCGTATATGCTCAACGTTACCAGCAATGCCACCGCCACCGCTAAAATAACCGAAGCTGTGATTTAAAGTCATTAAACCGCTTTTCTTGTTTCTCATAATATTCTTGGTCAATTTCAAATTTTAGCATAAATACCTATATTGTTTTTAATCTTGCTAATCACTCTTTGAGTTACTTTGTATTCAGATGCTATTTCAACTTGCCTAATACCTTTGTCTAACTTTAAGCGAATTTCATTTACTTGAATATTATTTAACTTCACTTGTTTTAAAACTCTTTTTTCAATATTTTCAATTGTATGTTTTCTGCCAGTATTTGCCTTAATAGACGCTTCTTTAAAATTATTGTGCAATCCCCTTTCTTTAGCTTTTGCAGAAATAAGTTTTTTTGTTTCTTTACTTAATTTTCTACCTAATGAATTTTGTTTACCTTTTCTTGTTTTGCTAAAATTAGCCTTTGTTTCTTCTGAATGGAAAACACCTTTTGTATTTCCTGCTATTTTGCAAATATTAAAAAAAGGTTTTTTTGTATCTATGTATATTTGCTCTAACTCAATTAACTTTTCTGGAGTTGCATTTTCTAAAACCGTAAACTCAAAACAAAGTAACCCGTATTTATTAAATGCGTTTTGAAGTTTTTTATTGCAGTGCTTATTATTTTTTAAATCGTGTAAATGCCTATGTTTTCTATTGTATAAATTGGTTGCAGAACCAATATATATTTTACACTTAATTGCTATTTGATATATACCACTTTTCATAATGCAAATATAATACTCTTTATCTATTAAAACAAGCGAAGTTGACTTTTAAATTCGTTAAATCTTTTCTCCTGTTTTTGGTAGTATTCCGAATCAATCTCGAAACCAACAAAGTTGAACCCGCCTTTATACGCTGCAATCCTACTGCTTCCACTTCCTAAATGAGTATCTAAAATCAAATCGCCTTGCTCTGCAAACTCTTTTAAAATCCATTCATAAAGTTTTACTGGTTTCTGTGTAGGGTGTATTTTATCGTCATACCCACTACTAAAATGGTGCATTTGAAACCTCTTGCAATGCTTGTTAAATGAAGTCCAAGCTATCTCGCCATCGGCCATCATATTTGTTCCATTCATTTTATCCCACCAAATAATGCACTTTGTATTTTTAAGATATTCAATAAAGTAATTACCACCCCACACAATTTGATTTTTAGATACTCTAAATAGTTGTTCCCAATATTCTTTATTTGGTAGTTCGTTATCCCATCCTTTTGTATCTCCAAATTTCTTAAACATTGTGCCACTATTTTCTATTGAAATTGAATAAGGTGGGTCAACTATTGCCAAATCAAAATGGTTATCTGCATAGCGTTTTAATGCCTTTACACAATCTTCTAAATACACCTCCGACAAAGGCACTGCTGGTAACACGTGCTTTGCAAAAGCGGGGGTTTCCGTTTTCAAAGGAACATTCTCGTTAAATATATCATTCATCTTTCTAATTAAATTTAGTGGTTAAATGCCCCGCCTTCGCAAAGCACCATACGTTGGGCGTAATTATTCGGACAGCTTGAACCCCATACATTTAAGTATAAATTCTGACTTCATAAATAGTTCATCATCTAAACTATCGCCATCTTTTAAAATAGACACGATTAAACCCAATGACTTAGGGTTGTTTTCATCAATGGCTTTTATAGCTGCCATTCTGTGATTTTTTGCTTCAACGGTTACATCTAATGAACCCGTTTGAACTCTATATTTTGACATCATAATATAACTACGCCCAACATTATATTGGTAAAAGCAGGGCTGATTTGCTAAAACCAACAGAAGTACATTTATTTATCTTTGTGCGAAATTCAGCAGTAGTACTTCAATTCCCTGCCTTCGCCAATATTTTGCTGTTATGTGCCATTAAGCAGACCGTTCAATATAGATGTTTATTCTTTCATCCATACTTTCCGCCTTCCACCATCCGACATATTCCTTTTTCTTCCTACCAACAACAAACGGAGAAATCCAATCAATGAATTTATCTATTTCGCTATCGTAGTTTTTAAATTCAGTGTGCAAATCAATTACGTTATACCCCTTTTCATCATACATTTTCCCACCTTGAATATCACTCCAATTGGTAGAAAGAAAAAGCATATACCACCTTTCGCATTTAAAAAATTCGTGTTCTAATTCAGGTTTAAAAACATCGTTGGTATCAAATAATACTTTATCATGTCCTAAATATTTTTGAATTAGCACTCTTTTTAAAATACTCAATACGCTTTCTGGTGTATCTTTCTTTAATTTCAACTTGCATTTTAATTCTGTGTAGTGTCCCATTTGACAAAATTTAACGGCACATAACAAGGGTTTTGCGTAATAGCCCTATCAAGTGTCGTGGTTAATTTTAAGTTTCTACTAAGGGCTACTACGCAAAGCCCCGATACGTTATAACCAATAGCTACGATACTGCTTCGTAACGAACTTTTAGCCCTAAATACATGGCAATTGTATGTTCTATAATCGCCCCCTTACTATCAATCCAATTTGAAAGCATGAATATTTCATCACATTCGCAAAGGGCTTTTACATCTTCTTTCATGTAGCTATGCCAGCTTTTATCGTGTTGGTGGTTTATCGTCATTGGGTTTACTGTTTCAAAGCCCTTTGCTTGTAGTTCTGTTTCAGCCTTTGCAAATAGTTCGGGGGCTTCATTTTCTATCCCTGAAATCTTTCCGCTGATGTAAATTTTTGTTACCATATATTTTTTTGTTTTTAAATTAAGATCCTACTATAACAGGTGCTTGGCGAAATATCCCGCCAACGCTCAATGCCAACCACAAAAGCCACTACGCATATACTCGACCGTTAATTGTTCCAAGGATGTAATTTTTCAGATTCGTATTTGGCTTTACTGATTAATAAAGGTGTCCATCTCCCTTTGTTTTTTAGAGCAAGTTCTTCACTCCATATATGGACGCTCCCAAATCTGTCATTCATCTGAACATATTTTTTGTTAAATTCTTGAAATAACGGAAATCTAATTTCCGTTATTTCAAGATGGTTGTTCCATCATTCGGTTAAAACGGCAATCCATCATCTGTACCATCATTCAATGTATCAATCATTACTTGAACTTTCCCAACCGCATTGGTAAAATCTTCATTATTTTTTGCTTTTGGTGTAGGTTTGAATCCAGCATTATACTTAATAAATGTTCCACTTAAATTAGTGAAGTACCTACCATTATATTCTTTTGATTCTAAATAGGCGGTTATTTCAACATCGGTATATAATTCAATGCCTGTTAGATGTGAGTACTTATCACCAAAAAATGTAGCTAATAATTTCTTCCCGCTCTCTTCTTCTATGAGAACATCGTATTTTTTCCATTCGCTTTTTTTACTTTGCCCAGTAGTCATATCGACCTGTAGTAGCTTCCCTCTAATATCTAATTTCATTTTTTTTTATTTAATTGTTTGTGTCTTAGTCCCATTGTATAAGACTTATAATTAATGTGCTGTTGATTTTCATTGAACATATTAAAATCAACATCTTCACTTTGCCAATTCAGAATATTACCCTTTGGTTGTTTTGTATTTAAGTCCAAAATAATATCATGTAAATCAAAAAAGTATTGACACGCAAACGAAGCTATTCCACCTATTTCGTTCCCTACCCATCCATCAAATAATATAGATTGCTTTTTTTCAAAAGCAATAATATAATCATTACATACTTTACAATAATCTTTGTGTAATTTTTCTAACTTCATTTTATTGTAAATTCTATTCTTGGATTAACCTTGTCGATATACTTATTTGCTATAATACCTATACAGGTATTGTCGTTCTTTATTGCCTTGCATTTTTGCAGACAATCCAATATTATCTTCAAGCTATTGTCTAAATCAGACCTGTTGCTATCATAGTACACATCCAACTCAATAGAGAATAATCCTGTAATGTTTTTATTCCTATAATGGTTACATTGCAAAACAAACTTTTTCTCATATTCAGTAAGCACCTTTGTTTTGGCTAAAGATGCGTGTTTGCCTAAAGTGATTATCTTATAACAATTACTCTTGCTCGGACACTTTCCATATATAACCTGCTTAATCATATACTAAACTCATCAATATTTAAGGCGTTCAATATCTTAATTAACGATACATCTGTTATCGTTCTACCTGTGGTCAGGTAATTAGAAAGGCTGTGTTGTGGAATGTTTGACAGTTTTGCCAACCTATAAAAAGATATATTTTTCTCTTTCATTTGTTCTTTGATAGTGTACTTAATCTTATCTTGCCTATCAATAGTTTCTTTAGTTATTTGTATCATAATGTAAAATTATGCAATTCTTTTTAATTAATTGTTTGTACTTATCGACAGTTTTTAAAATTGTTCTAATTGTTCATAATTATCTAAGTTATAGAATTTGGTACATTCCTTTCGGAATCCTATAGGAACAGTACCGACCACTCCGTTTCTATGTTTTGCGAATATAACCTCCGCTTTATCATGCAAATCAACATCGTCAGGCTTGTAGTATTCAGGGCGGTGTAAGAACATAACTATATCCGCATCTTGTTCGATTGAGTTATGTACTATCATTCCATTAGCGGTAAAATTATGTTCAATGCTATCTACTTCAATATCATAGACCTTTTCTTTTCCTATGTAATTAATAGACTTTACTGGAATAAAGCAAAGTGTTCTTTCTTCATTAAATGAATACTTACTCCAACCGTTTGATATTTCTTTTGATTTTTCCCAACCATCCATTAAAATATCGTTTTTTCTTTTATTCCAAAATCCAATATATTTTACAAATAATTCTTTATTTGATTTAGCGTTAATACTCAAACAAAACCAAACTTGTTTTTTATTGTTTGAATATTTTGTTATGGAAGAAACTATACCTATTTTTTGCAATAGAAATTGAACTCCATAAATAAGTTTTTCGCTTGCAGATGAGTAGCTAACTTGCAATGTTTTTCTTCCTTTATGCTCTCTGTAATTGACTGTGCCATCACCACTATACATAGACTTTAATAGTATTGCTATTTGTCTTTTAGATAGAAAATAAAATTCAGCAGGAATAAATTTTTCTTTGGATCTCTTGTCAAATAAACCATATCGCTTAAATATGTCTGTCATTGGACTTGTTTTACCGTGCGTTAAATGAAATATAGATTTAAAAAAAATCGTTCTAAATTTTGATTTCTCTAAAATTGTATCTACATATCTCGGTGCAATTTTTCCACCACAAGCATTTATGGCATCTTTCATTACAATTTCTGTCAAATCATTATCCAATAAATTCTGTGCGTATCTAATCGGTAACCCTTTTAAAGCGCTTCCGTTTGCTAAAAAATGTCCTATAATACTAATTTCTGCATCTGAAATATCGAGTTCTTTGTTGTCAAAATTAATCGGAATAGCAACTTTTTCATTTTCTAATTCACTAAGTTCTTTCCATCCGTTTTGAGTTAAAAACTTATGGTTTAATGTTGCTTTTATTTTTTGACCGCTTATCAATTCCATTTCATATACATCTTTTATCCCAGTGGTAAAACATTTTTTTGCCGCCTTAATTTCATTTTTTACATAGTCAGTATGTAAAACATGAAAATCTTTCTTATTTTCTAAATCTTCTATGCGAACATTTTTTTTAATATCAGGACAATAAATTAGGGTATCCCCTGCCAAGCACCCACTATCTCTTAAATCTGATAGCTGTGGCTTCTTATCAGTCCGTGCTTCCACTTGCCTGTTAAGTTGGTGCAACAATATAATTGGAATGTTTAATTCTTTTGCTTCCGCTTTAAGCGTTCTTGATATAGTGCCTATTTCATCGTTTCGACTTCTATTGGATTCGTTGTGGTGTATGTGGTTAAGCTGGTCGATTATTACCATTTTGCACCCTAATTTATTCATTTTACGGATGATGGATTTTATTTTCAGCAGCGAAACGCTGGAGCTGTCGTCAATGAATAGCGGTATATTTTCCATCTCTGAAACGGAATGTATTAGCCTGTTATATTCTTCATCAGAATATTTTGCATTTCTAATTTTCATTAGGTTGATGTTGGATGTAATTGATATTATCCGTGCCGACAATTGACTTGATGGCATCTCCAATGATATAACGCCTATAGGATAACCTTGCGAAGCAGCATTATATGCTAAGGAACACATCATGGCTGTCTTGCCCATTGCTGGTCGAGCAGCTAAAATTATCAAATCAGTCCCCCTGAACCCCCCTGTTATTCTATCTATTTCGTTAAATCCAGATGGTACGCCTATGTATGGGTTATTATTATGTCTTATGTTCTCACTCTCAACCAATACACTACTTGCTGAATTACTTAGGGTGGTTATTGAGTTAGTGCTATTTAAGTTAATAATATTAGATATGTTTTTTTCTATTATGTTAATACATTCAAAAGCATCTGTTATACCGTCATAGGAGCGTGTAAGTGATTCTTGAGATATGCGTATAAGTTCACGTTTAATGTATTGTTGTATAATTATTTTAGCGTGGGTAACGATGTTTGCAGATGAAGCAACGATATTGGTTAGTTCACTAATATAAGAAGCACCTCCTATTTGTTCCAGCTTCCCTTTTTTCTGCAATGCATCAATTATGGTCAACATATCTATTTGTTTTGATTTGGAATGGAGGTCTATAATAGATGCATAAATAATATTATTGTTCGGGTTGTAAAACATATCGGGCGTTAATAGTCCCGCTATATCATCAACAGCATTAGCTTCAATGAGTAACGCACCTAATACGGCTTGTTCGAGTTCTATTGCTTGTGGCGGTATTATATTTTTTGCGTATTGCATAATATTTATTTTTATGTTTATTTTTGCTTCTATGCGCTATGAGTAGCGCATAGCCATTAGTTAGCGGTAATGTTAAAAACCACAACGCTGACAGGCAATTTCATAATATTTAGGTTCTTTTTCAATACCGATAAATTTACGGTTTAGTTTTTTAGAAGCAACTCCAGTAGTGCCACTGCCAATAAAACAATCCAAAATAATCATATCATCATTAGTATAAGTTTTTATTAAATATTCAAATAATTCTACTGGCTTTTGGGTTGGGTGTACTCTTTCATTTTTTTTATGTGGTACAGTAAAATAAATCAACTCCTTCGGGTATCTCTGTTTTGCACTATCATTTGTGTTTTGACAAACTGAATTTCTGTAACTATCCCTTTTTACTATCTCATTTATACTTTGTCCTTTTTTAAAATCTATAAACATTGCTTTTTCTCTTGAATGCCCTTTACCTTCTCTCATTTGTGGGTTGTAAACTCCTTTTTGTTTTCCGTTGTTGTTCCACGGTATTTTATACCCTACTTTATTAAAAACTAAAATATCTTCCGTTGTTTTTAATGGTTGGCATTTTACAGCTTGGAAGTTAGCCGACTTATCTTTTTCCCATATCCATCTATGTCTATAAGTTTCAACAAATAAACTTCCAATCATAAAAGAAAAAGGGTTTTGAACACTTATACAAATTGTCCCAGCGGGTTTTATAATTCGCATAAATTCAGCCTTTAATAAATTCCAATCAATAGGTTGTTTATCCCATTTACAATCCGTAGTATTATATGGTGGGTCAATTAAAATCATATCAATACTATTATCAGGTATCAAAGGTATAATATCTAAGCAATCGCCTTGAAATAAAGCACTACCGCTAACATCGGCTATATGCAATAGCGGGTTCGGTGCATTTTTTAACATTTGTTCTACTATCATAATTCGTTCTATATTTAAAGTTTTGTGTTTCAAATCCGCTACTGCACATAGCCGTGCCGTCGAGCAACAACAAACACCCGATTG